TATCAATGTCACTGGTTAAGGTTAGGATACGACCATCACCTTCACCCTCTATTATCATCAACATGTTTTTATTCCTCGTCTGGTCTGCTCCGGGCTAACTCATCCTCTAACATTTCACGCATCAACCGACAAAACCGTACATCCCGTCGGTGTACTTTCTGGCAGTCCTGCTTATGCAGTGAATCGGATAACATACTCATTCATGCTCCGAAACAACCAAACCACTTAAAAGGTTACGATTACCCTCATCAATCATCCGGAAAACTTGGCTTTCATGGTGGTCAACACATTCCACTACTTCCCGTTTATTGCAGTAGTCCATATATTCTATGTGACTCTTCTCATGGAGGATGAGATCAGCAAGAGAATAACGAACTAAACTAGGAATATTGCCTTTGATAACAATCAAAGGAGGGTCACGATTTGGATAAATCTCTGCGGTTGGTAAAGTAGCCCTAACCTTCTTTATAATTATTTCAAAGTCATCGAAACAATCCAGCATACTAACTACTTTATCAAGATGTGATTTCAAAAAAAATCCTCCTTATTTATAAATTTCTTCAAAAACAAGATCATGGACTATTTCAGCAGATAAGGGGTCTTCATATAGATTTAATGATTTTTGGTGCCCCTTGATTACGATATAAGAACGCCAACACCTTTTTTCCGGATCCATTTTTTTGATATATGTGGTTCCTGTAAATCCAAATAGGCCGTTTCCCCTTTTGGAAAGCCCATATTTTTTCCTGGCATCTTCGGATCGGGTTTTACCCTTATTACTAATACTTAATTTTTTGCGTGTGCTTTTTGAAGGAGATACCCCATAAAATGGATTATTTTCTCCTTTTTTAGCTTCACTCATCTTTTTACAGGTTTCTTTAGATAATTTTCTACCCATAAGTGATTCACTTATCTTTTTACGGGTTTCTGTTGAGTGAAATTCCCCATACATCCCATGACTTTCGCCACTATTTTTTAAACTAATTTTTTGTTTAGTTTCTGGAGAATGTTTCCCATTTGCCCCTCCACTTTGAAAGTTATATCCTTTAGAATGGTTTAAACAATCATAATAAGTAATATAGGCTACTTCAAGCTCATCCAACGTTTTTTTATCTGTGGCATAATTTAAAACAATAAATTTAAAATTAGATTCACCATATTTATTAAAAGCATTCTGTAAATGAAAGTTTGCATGCCTTCTATTTTTTAAATTATAAAAATGATGATATTTCCTAAGGCAGGGGTTTGAAGTTGTCAACCCAATATAAATCTTACCGTTCACCAGATTTTCTATTTTATAGATATATCCATATACCATATTTTTTAACTCCTTTAGATTCACGCCCTTAACTCCTACTTTTACGCCTTTGTGATAGGCGTGGTGAGGAGTGGAGTTAAGAATACTCCTCACACAAGATAATATATGAACTTTAAAGTATATAAATCCTTTTAATTCGTTTTCATGAGCTCTTTGGCTCTTTGGTCAATATAAAATATTTTATGATCTACTCTAACATCTTTATCAATTGAAAGGTGTAAAAAGGCTTCTGGAAGAATTGGTAACTGCATACTGTCACTATACCCCCCATATCCAAGGAATGCTCCCGTAAAAGCATAGTACCTTCTTTTAAGCCCATCATGGGTTCTTATTGGAATTGTGAAACATTGGCAACGGTGATTATGGCCATTTAAATAAATTGTAGCATTAATTGCCTGAGTATTCCTGATAAATGCACTTTCGGCAGTATAATGGTGTTTTGAACTGCCTCGGCCATGTGCAAGATAAATATCAATAATTTCATCATTTACTTTAAAACTGTCAATTGTTTGATTCCCATAATCACAATTTAAAGCATTAGCTATAATCCGGGTTAAATCAAGGTCATAGTCTTTCTCTAATCTTAACTCATGGTTTCCTTTACATAAATAAACTATATCATCTTTGAATGGTTTGAAAAAGTTTATAACATAATCAAGTTGATCATCAAGACTCATGGTTGCTTTAAATGCACTGTTGGCTAACTGTTTGGTTGCTGATTCTGCCAGATCCCCCATGAGGTATATTCGTTTTGGGTTTTTGATTCTGGTTACTAAATCAGCCCAATAGTTTAGGTAGTCCTCATTAAACTCAGGGCTACCTATATGGAGGTCCCCACAAGGAAGTATATACACCCTTTCTTTATCTTTTAACGTATAACTGTCCAAGTCAACCAAACCCCCATCTTTGTTTATAAGAATAAATAAGTGTTTATAAATGGTTATAGTAAAAAAACTATAATATTGTAGTAAAAGTACAATAGTCCTATTGTACTGCAATAAGTTCAATTTCTTAATTGAACCAAATACGGTTCAATCTTCGTCCTCTTTCTTTGAGGGTGCGAAACTCCGATGATCCGTATCCCGTTTCCAGTAATGGTCATAGTAATGTTGATTGTCATTCAAAGCCATACCCTTTCACCTTCTCATCGGATCATAATCTAAATGTCTTCGGTCAGGAACACTCCTACCAGATAAATACAAACTCCCATAACTAGCATAATAATGATGAAATGGGCCAATAATATGACAATAACGATTCTCAAACGGGTAACTGATTTGTTCCCTACCAGCAACATAAGCCGGGGGACCACTTAATACAAGTCCGCATCCTTTGCAGACTATTTCATCCCGTATTAGGTCATGTTCAAAGTTACTATGGTGTGTGTCACACTCTGGACACTGCGTGTGTGTAATTAGTTTAATGGTGTCGTTTACAGTTTCTAAGCCTTCATCTAAACTTATATTTGTTTCTTCCACCGATAATGTAATGTTTTAACCCCCAAAAGTGTAAAAGAATTTAAAACCGGTTTTTGGGGAGGGGATGGAGAATTTCACTTGACAATTTCCATTCACTCCCTTCATTAGAACACAGTTACCATTTAGAGAAAAAGTATTAGTCCTCTAAACTATCAATTATTGCAGACTTTAATTTAAACCGCCTCATTGATTTAGCAATTACCACCATTTCTTTCTCAAAATCATCACACATATGAGGTCCTAATCTATCAGACCCTAATGGGTCTTTCCGGTCTTGCCATCCCCTTCGTCTCCTAAGTTTCCGATATTTGGCTACTCGTATTCTTACCTTTTCCCTTGTTGCTATCCTTGAACATTCTTCTCCACAGTATTTTTGACGGTTGCTTTTTGGATGAAATTCTGTTCCACACAAAGGGCAAATTTTCATTAAAAAGCTACCCCCTTGCTAATGATTCCCCAAACCATCCAAGTACATATTTAGAAAAAATATTAACCCACCACTTACGCTTAAAATTAGTCTTAGCGTGACAAGATAGACAGAGAGTAATCAAATTCAATGGAGATGAGTTTTCTTTATTATAATCAATATGATGAACTACTAACCCCCATTTAGCCCCACATAATTGACACTGATCCTTATCTCTCTTTTTAATCCGATCTTTTAATTTATCATTAAATTCAAGTGGATAAACCTCGTCCCCTATCCCTTTGTAATAATAAGGACGTTCCTTTTCAATAGCACATTTTGTACTACAATAAATCATTTCACTTTCTATAAATCTATGAGCTAATCTCTTTTTTCCAAATCTAATCTTTTCAGAAAGTATATTGTAATTTTTAGAGTTTACAACATATTTTCTATTCTTTTTAATATTCTTACCGCAATTGTGACATTTTGTTACAAATTTATAATCATAACAATCAGGACATAATGGAACAAAATTTTTATAATTAAACTGTTTTCCACATTTTTTACATGTCTGTTTTCGTAGTTCCGTTTCCCTACATAATTTAGAGCAATATACATTTTTAGCGTTTATATATTTCTCATGAATATAAAAAGGCTTGCCACACTTCTTACACGTTTTAAGAATATGGTCATCCTGCCCTTGCTTATAACAGTCATAAGAACAATATTCCTTTTTCCATTCATCTCTTTTAAGTAGACTTTTACCAGGGTTGAATAACTGTTTACATGATGGACATTCAATTTTATTTCCATCTCTGGCTAAGATTTTTTTAGTTTCCATTCTCGCATCCGAACAGTTTTTACAACAGCATATATGTTTTGGTTGACATTTGATTTTTTCATACTCTTTACCACACCATGCACAAATCTTTGACGTTTTAACTCCCCCATATTAATTATATTAGTCCATTATACTATATAAAGATTTATATACTTCTTAATCCAATAATATTAATCCCTTGAATGATTTTCATCACCTTGGAATAAAAAAAATGTTAATCATCCCCCTTTATATCAATCCCGTGCTTCTTTAACACTTCTAACGGAGCGATATAGTTTTTAGATTCCCATCCATAATTATCACTCCAGAAATATCCTAAATCGTACATTAATGATTTAAATTCTTTTACTGGTAAATCTATTTGTAGTTTCATCTTGTATCATTCCTCCTCTTCTTCTAACATTTCACGATACAAATCTCCCTGCATCCAATTCCCATTAGGCCCCCACACTACAATATTATCCCTAATCTCTTTACAACACATGCCGGGGCCTTCCAATACTACTTTAACTTCTTTACCTTCATTGTTGGTTACATTGAAGGTTATCCTTTGCTTACCTTCTAATATTTTCTTTAATACATCCATGTTATACGCCTCCGCTTTCAACGTTCACCCTTTCACCCCCTCAGTCGTGGTTTGTTGTAGTGTCCAACACGACAAGTGATATATTTCCTTAGAGGTATGGTCATATTTGAATCCCCGATTATCACTGGATGGGAGTATGAATACTTTTTCCCGACAGATAGGACAAACATCACTCATCATTTCACCGTCCAAACACTCTCATAATTCCCCTCATAATCTAAAAATCCTAAATGATTCACATTTCCATTCTCAAAATCAAGTTCGGTAAGGCCTTCCATGGAAGGGATACTATCAACCGTAACCCAATAATCACAACCTTTGTGTTTACAAATAAAATGGCCTTCAAAAGTTAATGCAATTAAAAAAGGATTATCGTTATTAGGCACATCAACATACGACCGAAAGATGGTTCTTTCAGTAACTGGTAGAATATATCCAGTTATATCTCCAGGGAATACGCATCCTTCAAATGCTTTAAAGATTGGTATCCTAATGTCTTCCATTTAAATCACTTCCCATGTACTACCATTCCATCGTTTATTATACACTGTTTCCATAACAAAACAAAGCCACATAATCTCAAAGTTTGTTGTCATAAACTCATAATTCTTCATTTTAGTTTCGGGAACTCCACACCTTAAATGATAATCTAACCAATTGGTCAAATCACCTAATATTCCCAAATATGTTTTGTGTTTGTTTATAGAGTTTGAATAAGCATAGACAAACTGAGCATCTGAATTTAAATATATCTCTTGGAGGTCTTCCTGTCTTGGAACCCAGAAATAACCATCTAAGTCCTCATCTCTTCTAAAATTATTGAGGACTGTGGGAGTAACTTTAACAAAGTGACAGTTTCCATCTCCACCAATCCATCCAAATAAGTCATACAAGGTGGGTTTCCATCCCTCTTGTATCTCAGTGGCTTCTTTACACATTTTTATAAAAGTTTCATCCATCCTTATTCCCCCTCTAAAATATCCATAAAATCAAGCAATGATTGATAATAACCCTTAAACAACTGGAATGGAGCATCACGATTAAATATTAAGTGATCCCTAAGCTTATCCCATTTCTCTTTATAATTATTATTTTTATCAAGCCCATATATTTCAATGGCAATATCAAAACCATCATTTCTACCTTGGATATATGCCTCTTCTTTTTGTCTTGCCACATCTTCTGCTAATTTTTCAAACCATTCCAATGTTTTATCATCCATCCGTATCACCTCTCGAAGTAGTATTCTTTAATGCTGTTTGCTTTGCGTTCTCCTATCCCATCCACACTCATCAAATCCTCAACCGTGGTTTTACATAACTCTATAATACTATCAACCCCCAAAACATCTATAATCCTCTTAGAATACTCCAACCCAATCCCAGGAATACAACTAACCATAGCCTCTAAAACATCCCCATCACTAACAGCCAACCTCCTAACCTTATCTAAATGTTTAAGTGAACCATCACTTTTCTCCATCAATGCCTTTGACAAGGTGAAAAAATCCCTATTAGAATCAACATTAAACACTGGGATTTTATACCGTGCCGATATACTCGCACATGCCCCTAAAAACTGTTTCCGAGTGAAAGAAGTGTGTTTCATAACCTCTTCTTCATCAAAACGTCCAACAATAATTAAGTAAGGGTGTTGGTAATTTTCAATCATATTCTGCAACTGAACCCATAATCTCCCCATAACGGAAGATATAAAATCTTCTACTGTTTTCCTTTCACAGCAAACGCTGTTAGTGGGGTAAACCAAATCTCCAACAGGCAACATTGTAACCTCCCCTGTTGAAAAAGTTTTAAGAAATAATTCTTTAATATGAGAGGGTTCTCTAGAATCTAAGAACACATTACTCATATAATGCCCCCATAACTAAATCATGAACTATCTCAGCACTTAATGGATCATTGAAATACCCCAAATGTTTATTACGGCCATTATAGTGAATATGAGATCGCCATGGTATGTTTTCGGGATTAAGATCCTTCCTAAAGTGAGCACCAGTAAAACCAAATAACCCCTCTCCTCGTCGAGTTATACTCATCTTTTTGATGATGTCGATGGGACGTTTTTTACCATAATACGGATGTTTTTCACCAGAAAGATTGGGACGTTTTTTACCTTTTTTGGCTTTGCTAATTTTATTACGAGCGGCTTCACTTAATTTTTTGCCATAAATTGGAGCCAGTGGTCCCCTTTTCCCATACATATGGTTATTTTTACCAGAATGGGCCTTGCTCATGTTCTTACGAGCTTTTAGGGATGCCTTTTTACCTTTTCGGGCTTTGCTAATTTTCTTACATGTTTCTTCTGAATGTTTCCCATTAGCTCCCCCTCTTCGAATGTTATATCCATTTTTATCATTCAAACAATCATAGGAATTAATATAATCCTCTTCTAATTTATCAAGAACCCTTTTAGAAGTAGCGTATTTTAGAACAGTGAATTTAAAATTAGATTTGCCATACTTATTAAAAGCATTTTGCAAGTGTGAATTGTTATGCTTATTATTTTTTAATTCACATAAATGGTTTGATTTGCGTTTATATGGGTCTTGGGTTGTTTGACCAATATACACTTTACCATTTAGGGTGTTCACTATTTTGTAGATATATCCATATACCATACTACCTGACTCCTTAAATTTAACTCCCTTTGACTCTGATTGCACCCCATGATTGGAGTTAGGGAAGAGCGGAGTCAAAGAACACTCCTCCCTAGTTAATATATTGTGTGAACTTATATACATACTTTTCCCCTCATATTTCCACCTTGAATATTGTTCTTTGGAATAGCTTTTTACATCGTACGCATAAGCCCACTACAATCATCTCAAAACAATCATCATCAGCCACTGTTATTGGATCATCGGTTATGAGTTCCTGGTATTGCCCACAATATGAGCAATGATCATACATCGGCTTTCACCCCCTCAGTCGTGGTTTGTTGTAGTGTCCAACACGACAAATGATATATTTCCTTAGTTTTATGGTCATATTTGAATCCCCGATTATCAGCGCTGGGGAGTACGTGTACGGGTGTTTGGCAGATAGGGCAGTTATTCATTTAATCCCCTCTTTTAAATTAATAAACATGTAGTCTGGGAATTTGAATTGATCTACTTCTAATACTTCAAGCCCAAATACTTCTTTACCGTCCCAATATTTTTCAATCCCCCTCATCCCCGTTTCAACGGTTTTATAAAAATCAGATCTGATTAAAACAGTGTTGTACCTTGAATAACTTTTAGCAACATCTTGGTAAAACATCTCAAACTGATCACAATCTTGCATCCGTATCACCTCTCGAAGTAGTATTCTTTAATGCTGTTTGCTTTGCGTTCTCCTATCCCATCCACACTCATCAAATCCTCAAAACTGCAATGTAGGTAAGTATTCCCCCTGACCTTTACTATTTCATCCCGTTGTAGGATGAAATCAATCACACCTTTGCTTTGGTTTAGTTCAATCATGGTTTCACCCTTTCAAATAAATCAATAACATCTTCTTTAAGTCTTTCAGCCATTTTAAGCTCAAAAATAGCCTTATAACATTGTTTTTCCTGTTCTTTTGTGTAATGAGTTAATCGACTGAATAAATATATTGGCCCCTTAATTTCCTCAATGTCATTATCAATGAGCCTTAGAAGGTATTCTTTTAAATCAATATCGTTGGGCTTGTTTTTACAGTATTCACAACTTATACATTCTAATTCATCATGTATCTTACACATTTTCATCTTTTCACCCCTACCATATTCTCAACAACCCGTAAACACTTAGCCACATAATCAGCCTCCGACATCGCCATACGACCATTATTGCAGGAGCAGCAGATAACCCGACAATTACCCGGCTCCAGGACACGGTGCTTAGGGTTCACCACATCCAAACTAACCTGATTAGGCAAAGTACATTGACTATTCCCCGACTTTGTGGGGACTAGTTTGCACTGGCAGAAGTAACACCCCGTCTTCATAGCCTCCACAGCCATATCATATATCTCCGCCCGGTGTATCCGTACCCGGAAGCCCCTACGCTTATGATCCCGCCGAGTGTTCCCAGCCCACTTCCACAACCTATCCATAACATCACCATCCATACACATCACCCTCCTATTTTATTAAATAATCAAATATTTTTAATATTGTAACTTTGTAACTTTGTAACTTGGCTAAAAACGTAACCAATTTGTAACTTTGTAACTTTGTAACCTGGGGATAACACTCTCTTTTTTTTATACCCCCCCCTCTCTCCCCACCCAAGTTACAAATCACAAACACAATAATCCACTCCTTAAACATTTTTTAACACCCTCAAAACTCCTAGTTTGTAACCTGTCGGATCAGGTTACAAAAAGTTACAACTCAAGTTACAACCTCATCCTCTAACCCTTTTTGTTCATCTGTTTCGGTTTGATACAAAAAGTTAATAAAATTTTTTAAAGGTATCTTAATAACCTTGGTTGGTTTATCAAACCTAACAGCCTGGTATTTCCACCCCATTAATTCAGCAATCCCTTTCAACGGTTGACATACCTTCAATTCCTTATGTACTTCTTTTTTAAACCCGGTTGTTAAACAGACATATTGATTGTTCTTTGATTCTATCGGTATCATCCAAGGTATTAATCGTTCATTCAGCACACTCCACACCTTTTCTTTGAAATTCTTACTTTCTTTGAGTTTAGATGTGTAATTATCCAAGTCTTTGGGCTTCCCATCCACTTCATCAATTACTTGCACCCGACCATAAGCCTTGTTAATACATTCCAAGAGGAATATTCGCACCTCTTCACGGTGTTCCTCATCCATATCCTCCATACTCTCAGACCGGCTCCAACCATAGATCCAATTATCAGGACGAACCCCTGCCTCATAATACACCCTTGTAACCAGAGTATCACAAAGTTCCTTCCATTCCATTTGTAACAAATCAGGGTTTTCCATGAACTCTTTAATCACAAATTGGCTGATGGGTTTTAAGAGGTTGAATTTGCACCGTTTATGGTTTTTAGTCTGCCATTCATCCTCAAACGCATCTACTTCTTTTTGAGTTTTCATTTCACTGTGGGTGAAATTGAGAATGATAAACCTTCTAACCAGTGCATCGTCATCAGGTACAAATAGGTTTGCGGTGAAAATGACTGGAGCATAAGCGGGTATGTTTCTGAACCTTCGGCCTTCATATCTTCCCCGGCCTGTTGGTCTTTCTATTGCTCCTTTTATCATTTCAGTTACGCTTACCCGGCTAAATGCTCCTGCAGGTTCATTGACTACTACTGGGAATGTGGATTGACTGATTCTATTACCTACTCTTGCAACGGTGTCAAACATCCCCCCTGTTAAGTCAGTGTCAGGGGTGGGTTCATCCCATAAATATAGGACCATTTGGCCTAGTGTGGATTTCCCACTTTTAGCCTTCCCATACAAATAAAGCCAAGGAGCCCATGTTCCTAGTTGTTTCATACTGTAAATGAATGGGCTGATAAGTCCCCATTTAAAAATAGTAGCTATCTTTGTTTCATGGCCCTCGAATGAGTGTCGTAAGTCATCTAATACTTTAAGTGCTTGTTGAAGTTCATCGTTTGGGGGCTCGAAGGTTTCATATTTCACTGTGATGATTTTGTTGGTTTCTGGAGTGTAAAAGAATCCTGGAGTTTCAATATCTGTTTTTATCTCAGCATATTGTTCCCGGATCATTTTATTCATAATAGCAGGTAAACAGTCATTTACCATACGGTTGTTGATTACATGCCCTGATTCGATTAAATCGTTTTTAATGTCATCTAATAAGTCGGGGCCTGTTTTGATTGGTCGTGGGCTGTTATGGGTTTGCCATAGTATCTCAAATTTACGGGGTTCGTCTTCTAATGGGCTGTCAAAGATTATCACTTCGGAGGGGTAAGCTTCTATCACCGTTTTCTCTGTTGCTATTACCTTATCCCCAGTGTATTTTTCTTTTACGTGGATTATGCTTTTTTTGTCTTGGTTTGCTACGAATAGTTCGTTTGTTCCGATTCTGGCTGTTAGCATTCCATAGTGGATTGGTTTTTCTATGATGTCATTGATTTCTCGTTGTATGGTTTTGAACATATCTTGATCTGCTTGTTTTTCAATGGTTTCATATAGGCCACTTGCCCCTTTTAACTCAGTGTCTGGGAGGGTGTTGTTGTATGTGCGGTGGAGGACTTGGATTCTTGCAGACATCCCGTCTTCATCATCATGGCTTAATCGTTCTATTAATAATTGTGCTGATGATTCTTTGATCCCCTCTTTTTTCATAAACCCTGACAATGAATAAATTATATCATTCCTGTATGATTCCCGATAGAATGGTTTTAAAAGAGTTATAATGTGGTCAATATCGGATTCAGATAATTCACGGTCTGAATTAACATTATTAGATTTTCTGTTGGATTTATATGTCTTGTCTTTCTTAAAATCAGATTTTAATGGTTTCAGTTGGTGTTTAACCCACATTACCCCATCTTCAACAGTTAGGATGGGTTTATCCTGGTAAACAGTGTATGGTTCTTTGGTTTCAGGATGTATGCTTGGGGGAATTACAGTGTAACTTCCTTCATGCCCCCTTATCTCTATTTTATCAATAGGATAATCTTTTTTAGTACCAACCGGTTTTTCTGAATATATGTAAACATGAAATCCTCTTCCAGACTGGATAATCAATGTTTCAACATCTTCAAAGTATTGTAAAAATGAAGGGTCATCCAGATCCACTTGAGTTAAATACAATCCTTCTCCTAAACTATCTCCTAATATAACTCCAAGGTTTCCCTTATATCCTTTTAACAACCCACGAGGATACATAACACTTTGATATTTTTTCCATTTGTAGTCCTCTGGTTTATTTGGAGAGGGATTGGTTAATTTGAAATTGTATTTTTTTGATAATGGTTTTAGGGGGATGATATTGCAGTTGTAAAATTGTTTGGGGATTAATTTAATGGAGGCTTGTTTTTCTGTTTGAGTTTTTTCTGTTTGAGTTTTCAAGTTTATTTCCTCCTGTATTTTTCTATTATATCCCCTGCTTGGATTATAATTTCACGTTCTTCAACGTCCACCTCATTGTTATCCATTTTAGTTAATAAGAATCTGTTTAAGTCATTTTTAAGCCTTTTTATCCAGTTCATATTATATCATCCCCCCCTATCCCATTAAATTAATAACTTGATGAAAATAAAAAAAGAAAAGGGGGTGTGAGGTAGTGCACCTGCTAAAATCCATTACACTCACTCCCTTTTATTCTCTAAAGCTTTTGATTATGTTTTTCTGGTATTCGTTCCCATTGAACGTGGTTTTCTCAGTTCTGATTTTAACCTTGGCATTGGATAGTTTTCTAATCATTTCTTGACGGTTTTTAATACCAAACTCTTCAACCATCAAAGCCTGTAACTTTCCGAATGCACTTTTTTTACTATTCCAGTAACCATCACCATACTCACGGAGTCCCCCATAGTTGTCATAGGATTCCCTACCATCACTAAGTATCGTTTTAATTGTTAGGATGGTGTCGTAGAACTCTTTACCTTGACTATCCTGTTTGGGGTTGAATGCTCTTTTCAGCACCACTTCATCCACTACTGCGTTGGTGTTGGTTTCGAGGATTGGTTTACTACTTCCGCTGTCCTTAAAATCTTGTTCGAGTTTGTCCCTGATTTCTTCAAAGTTCACTTCTTCAAATTTGTTGTCTTCTTGGGCTTCGTTTTGGCTTTTGTAGCCGTCTAATGCTTGTTCTGCCATTTTTTCACCTTCTCTTTTTAGCTCTCTATTCTTATTCATCTGGTTAAAAACCGCAAACTATGGGGTTAAAAACGTTATATTCCCGTATCATGTGGTCCACGAGGTCTAATTCGCATTTTTCACAGTATGGATATTGGTCTTCACTGACCGGTTTCCCACATATTTGACATACTTCATAAGACATGCTTTTCACCCCGTACATACCCGTCTGGGTAACCCTACCTCTTCAACTGATGCTAAATCCACCAATGCACTGCACTCTGGGCATTCAACCTGTTCACGTGCATCCACTAATCCGTTAGTTGTGGACTGGTGGAATCGTTTACCACAGTTGAAACAGGTGTACCGTTTTTTTAACATTTCAATCACCTCTCCAATTATTTTTTTAATGGAATGGGGTGTGTGGAGTCGAACCACACCTTCACAGCCCCAATGAACCTTATTATCATATTTTTAACCACTCTCTCCAGAGGAGGCTTTTAGTTCACTGGTCTTACCTTGAACCCCTAACTGCATACCGTCTAAGTTCTGATTCCTCGTCGCCTTCCTTAAAAAGGTGGCATAATCGGATGTGGTCACAGACCGCACCCGGCACACCTCTCCTTTTTAGACTTTTATTCTGGGTTTTGCTGTTATTGATTTCTGGAGGGTTTAATTGTTGTTTCTTCATCAAATAACCCCCTCCACTCGCTTATTTCTGGTTAAATGATGAGCATTATCTAAACTGGCTTTTTGTAAGATATATCGGTGCCCTGTGACTTTACTCAATCCCTGTTTTCGTAATTGATAGGCAACACCACGAACATTATGCCCTAACTCGTCAGCTATTTCTTTCTGAGTCAAACCCTGCCCGTGGAGTTCTTTAAGCCGGTTCACATCTTCGGATGACCATGAGTTCTTTTTAGTTGCTAATTCAAGGACGGTCACCCTTTTGGCTATGCTGCTCCTTGTTCGGTTTAGGATGGTGCCCAGTTCTTCATAGGTGTGGTCGGGGTATAGTTTGATGAGTTGTTCATCTTCTGTGGTTGTCCAACGCTTAGCCATACTCATTGCCCCCAGTGTACTCCAGTACATGGTTGGTTTCCAGGGTTACGGGTTACATTCAAGTCTTCATCTACAAAGCCCATCATAGACCGTAACTCTAACGCTCCTTGGAATGAGAGTTTGTCTTCTATGGTTTTGAAGGTTAATCCAAGGCACCCGTCTTCCATGATGCACAGTATGGCAGTGCCTGGTAGTGTTATCCCAGTCTTAGCATGGAATAAGTCGTGGTAGTGTTTGATTAACCCGTTCATTGCGTTACTCATTCTGATATGCCCCCTGCTAGTTCCATCTCCTTAGTGGTGGCGGTGTTGTTTTTCCTCCACGGACATGATTGGTGGCATGGTTCACTCTGGCAGTCTTCGGTTCCGGTGACTGGGTTGAGTCCATGTTGCCATCGTACCTCATTACACCTGCATTCGTGTTGTCTTTCCTGGAGGCTTATCTCACGCTCCCAACTGAGAACCATCATTCCACCTCATTGGAAGCAATTATATCCATTACGCAGTGTGCCTTATAATCAGGGTCATCCACTGGTAAGGTCGCCATGTATGCTTTTATTGCTTGTTTCAAATCCTCTCCAAGTTTTATTTTTATTATTCTCATTTAAATCACCCCTATTTCATGCAACGCCCTAACATCTGATTGACAAAACAAACATAAACCAAGGAATACTACCCCAACAAAACAGGTCACCCAAACCCACGGAGGTATAAGGATGTACCATGGGGTGCGTGGTTTTTGTTTGAAAAGGTCTCTTTTAGTCATAATAATCCCCCCCTGCCTCTTCTAACATTCCTAAACCCTCGGCATAGCATTCTAAATCAGATTCTGAGATTTGATTATTTTCTAAGGTTTCAATCCTTCTTTCTAATTTTTTAATCCGTTTAAAAAGGTCATGGATTAATTCTTCGGTTGTCATGTGATGGTTTTCCAAATAATCCATACTATCAATGTTCATTCATTCCACCTCTGCTGCTATTGTTTTTTGTTGTCGGTGCAGGTCCCCGATTTCACGGGCTTCCTGCATTATCAGTTCCCCTAATTTCTCTACCTTTTGACAAGCCCTTTCCTGGCGTTTCTGCCGTTCAGCTTCCCTTCGTAAATGATTCCAAACTCCCATTTAGATCCCTTCTTCATGAGCAGTGGGTTTCCCAAAAGCACTGTAATCTATTATGATCGGTTCGATGTCATCCCAGTCCATGTCTTCAACACTTATATTTTTAGTTTGCATGTTTTTCCACTCCTACAATGTTTTTTTACAGCCCCCCACTGCCTTAGTTGGCTGTAGGAGTGCCGGGGGTTGGAAAAAAAGTAGTTCCCCGGCTTTGCAGATTGAAATAAGTTTCACCTCTGCCAATCTATACTTAGTATCTATTAGTATATATAATTTTCTAATAGGGTTCTATTAGAATATATCTTTGCAGTTTCAAGTCATCGTGGATGGTTTGTTTTTCAGGGTTCACATGTAATCTATGTGATGGCTGTGGTAAAAAAAGGTTAGTATGTGGGGGAATGGTTGGTGTTTTTGGCCCGACCATCATCTTGATGGGTTTGGCGTTTACACCGTCCATGTTGTTTAGGTATGCCTAAAAAATAGTATATTGGTCTTTCTAGATAAGAAGGGTGTGGGTGTTTCTTACCCTTTCAGTTTTAGGTATGGTTAAAAAATAGTTATGCAAATATACATTCCAATTCATGAACGATTATTGCATCTTCCCTAACATCAATGGCAATTTCCCATCCAAATAATTCATCCTGGACCCATTCAAACGTTAATTCTATTTCTTCAAGTGGCACTAACATTGCACATTCCTTACTTATGAACTTCTGCATTGATTCTTTATCTTTTTTAATTTCATGTGTTTTTTTAACTTTGTATATTGGTGGCATATTCTTTTTCCTCCCAAATCCCCACATCACTCAAATCTTACTAATATTCATAACCTTTTTACACATTGGACAGAACTCAGAAATATCATCATCATGTGTGAAAGTATGTACTCCAACATACCCACAATTATAACAATGAAATTCAACACTCATAATCCCCATGCTTTGGAGTTCAATATCCATTAATTTGATTTGGTCGTATTGTATTGCAGATATGATGTTGTTTAAGAGTTTTATTGTTTCATCTTTCCCGAATTGATATTGTATCCCTACCATTGTTTATTCCCCCACTTCTAATTTTAGTTTTAATCCTTCTCGGCAATCCTTACACAACCATAATAAACCATGTCCTCTATTCCTATATTTTGTTATAAAATAAATCTCGGTTTTTGTTAAGTTGGTGTGCCCATTGCATAAATCACAATCCCCATATGTTTCATGTATTTTTTGGGATTTTAAGAGTTTCCCAGTTTCACCCATGTTATTTCCCCCTAATCTTTAACAGGTTCAATCTCCTTTTTGTAAAATACTAACTTCCAACACAACGCCCGGTTCTAATTCAAACTCTTTAATAACCTCAGCGGGGATGGTTATGTCGCCTTTTTTACGCATACGGGTTGTGAAAGTAATAGGAAAGTTCATTAATAATCTCTCCGTTTGATTATTTGCCCTTCATTATTATTAGTTACTAAATTCACATCAAAAGAGATTCCTCCTGGAGCCCTTAGACGATACCATTCTATACAGCGGGAGCCACTACAAATTAAATCAATTTTTGTAGCTTTATAATCATGCCTTTCACACCAACTGCTAAAACTTTCATTATATAATTTTTGTTGTCCTTCAACTATTTTAGTCATTTCATATCACCATTTATATATAAGCCCTTCATTCTTTATATGTTTTTCCCTATGGTGCCTTTTATAAAACCTACTTCGTTAAACTAATGCTTACCGAAGTTCAACTGTACGGAATTTCCGAACAGTTCAACCCAAAACCACAAAGTATATAAGTGAGTAACTACAATGTAATAGTAGAGAAAGTTTAGAAATATAAAAAAAGTTGGTGAAAAAATGGTAAATGAAATATACAAAAAAATGGCAGAAGAACACGGCTTTAAAAACCCAGTACAAATCGCAGTAGACTATGGAGTACTTGATGGAAAAGATGTCCAAAGCACTGACATCCTAAACCTTGTTGATGAAACTGAAAAAGCTGTGAAAGTCAAAGACCCTAACGGGAACACAGCGTGGTTGCCTAAATCCAGAATTGAAATTGAAGAGATTTAAAGGGGGAATTGAAATGGATATGAAACTATGGAATTTCCTGGAAAGAATACAAACAATCAAAAATAAAGTGATATATTTTGAAAACTATGGGGAACGTGATGTTCCTGAAGGAGATCCCGAATCAGTATATCTTGAAATCAATGTGGAAGATGCTGACAGTGAAACCATTGAGGGAAGCTATATTCTATCTGCTGAAAACAAGGATAAACTCATGGGCTATGTGGGAAATATGAAAAAAGAATACTTTGAAGGGGAGGAAATAGTTGAAAACTGGTGAAAAGGATTGGGCTGATGTGAAGGTGGGTGTTCGGAGGAGCACCCACAAACGCCTTAAACAAATCATGAAGTATGGAGATACATTCGATTCAATAATTAATCAGATTATAGATGAAAACGAAACCCTTAAAAGACGATTAGAAACGGAAAGTGGAGGAGAATAAAAATGAGAATAAAAGAAATTAAAAAAAGAATGAATAATGATTTTTGGGCGGTTTATGAATGTGAGCACTGTGGATATATAACTGACGAAATAGCAGGCTATGATGATGTTAATTTCCACAAGAACGTGATTCCAAACATGGAATGTAAAAAGTGTGGATTAAAAAGTGGGGGTGACACTGGCTGACGCGGTGATTGAAGAAAAAAAATAGGGGAGAGAAATAGCCCAAAAGGCACATTCTCTCCCAAATAATACTTTGCTTATTTTGTTTTAATGTTTTATTCACGTCCTGCCGTCGTCTGAATTTATCCACGCCTCGTCGATAACCACCGGCTTAGCATAACTACTGCACCAGTAACTCCCAATACTGTAATCACTACTTGCAGCCGCTGCTAAATCCACATTAACCCAGTTACTCCCCAATTCTTTACCACGGACTTTTAAAATGATATGCCCTCCAGATTTGCAGGTTACACGGCAATAAAGGGCTTCGTAGTCCATGTCTTCGGCCACTGCTTTCCCTAACTGGCTGTGGTCGGTGCAGTTGAGGGGTTGGTTGTTTGCTAAGCGTTGAATCTCTTGTTGTTGGTTATATATATCGTTATAGTATCCCTGCCATGTTTTTGCTTTGATTCGGTTATAATACTCGGTGAAGGTGTTATAGGTGCCTACGGCTTTTTCCACGGCTTGGTGAAATGGTGTTTTATTGGTTTGGAATAGGTTGTAGAGTGTTACATAGTTCGGTAGTGCTTTGTTTTCATGGTACCATGCTAATACACGGCTAAAAGTGTATATAACATCATAGAATGATAGTTGTCCATATTTAGTGGTGTAAAGTGTTGGAGCATAACCATTACCCTTTATGAAGTTGTTAATCTCCTTGGCTAATTGGACGTAGTCCTGTTTTTGTAGTTGTGCCCCATCCTGGATATTACCGTTTATTTGTAGGGGGTTGGGGTAACTATCAGTGAGTATATCAAGTGGTTTGGGCTTAGTTAGTTCAACAACACTCGCACATACCATCCTGAGAAACGAAGCCCGGTTCACCTGCACGCCACCAATTGTGATTAATTCTGGTAGGTATTTGTTTCCTTGTATGAAGTTCCGGACATCTACACTTGCCTTTGCCACTTCGGTTATTGTTTTAGTTGTTATATTACCATTCCTCCTTATAGTGGTGTGTTTCAGATCTCGAGATCACACGAATATAATATGTGTGAAAATGAAAAAATTTAAAAATAAAGACAGCTAATGTAATTATATAGGGGTGATAGTTTATGTCAAATGGAAATGAAAGGGAAAAAGCATTATTCTTTAGATTGTTAGGGGCTACATTATTACTCCCCTCACTGATGAATTTAGATAAGTATATTGGGATAATCCTTTCAATTACCGGGGTAATCCTGTTCAGTTATGGTTTGAAAGTTGAATTAGAAAAAAAACATAAATCAAATATAACCTCTTAATTCAACCCATACCTGTACCATTTATATTCATTAGTTTTTCAATATCAGGTGAAGGTTGAACAATGTATATTTCTTTATTATCAATAGTTACCTTCAACTCCTGTTCTCCATTGTCCTTTAAGAAACCAATCACTAATTCAGGGTCTTTAACTATTTTTTTTAATTTTGTTTCATCTTTGAGGATTAGTTCAAAGTCTTGTTTCTTAACATCAACACTCACCATTTTACCACCATTTAATTTCTAAATTTCAGTGATTGGCGGGAAGTAAAGCATTAAACAAAGCACACTTACACCACCACTCCAAACAGCCCCGTCCCGCCTCATTACTCTGATTGAAAAACTTCCCCTATCCTCTGATATGTCTCCAATATTGGCATAATAATCATCTAGTAATGAGCCATAAACATTACAGTTTGGGATTGTGTGTACCGATTCTTCATTAAAGGGTAAGGATACTGTTAAGGACCCTGCCGGACTGCTACCATCATTTGTTACCACATAATATTTCCCATATACCCTTGGTGCGGCTATGAAATTACCAGAAGGGAAAATTGCAGAAGATTTGACAGTCCAATTGTCAATCGGGTTGATTTTAAGGTAATCCATTGCCACCCAATCTGTTTCTGCCAGTGTGGGATGTGATTTAACTAGAATCCTGTATTGATTGTTTTCACTGAAATTCAGAAAACCCGCCCCATTCCCGGCTTTGGGTGAAACTGAATCTACCCAACGGATAGTGCGTGATGTCAAACTTTGATTGCCATTGGCATCTTTTTTCCAATACTCAATCAAAAGCCCAGGCTTTTCATTAGTTAGGTTACTGAACCAACGGCAGGTTAATACGTGAGCACCATTCCACGCATTGAAATCAGACCACCCTGTATCCATTATTTTCTGATTAGGACCATATACCCCGGATTCTTCACCACCCCGTGCATCAGGGTTTGATATAGGTGTGGAATCATCCCCACTGTATACTGTTGAATCTATTACATTGAAAATATTCCTATGCACCCCTTCCGATCCCATTTTATATCACCTCATACACATATTCTAGATTGTTGAATACGATATTTGTATTTTTATCCCCATGTATTTTGATTCCAAGCCTTAAAGCCATGTACATGTCAATACCTTCATATCCAAGGTTGAAAGTATTCCTGGTTAACATCCCTTGAGGGGTTGTGTCATATGCTGTTTTCTTTTGTTCAGTTACTGTGAGGTATCGGGGCCGTTTGAATCCATCACCATTACTGTATAAAATTGTTGTATCATTCTCTCCAGGAGTGTCCGGACTTACCCCCGTACTACTAAATGATTCTTCTCCTGCTAAAAATCCGGGGGTTGGATATGTTGCCATGTACGGATAATATCTGACAAAATCATAATCTGCATTAATAGCAGCCGGTGTTTCCCTTGCGGTTAATCCGAAATAACCGGTATTGAGGGGGCCATCTGCATCTATACTGTACAATATTTGTGTTCCATCATAGAAGATTTGAATTATATTTGTCAGCCCTGATTTTCTTATCTGAATCTTATAATCATGCCAGTTACTGTCAAGTGTGAAATCGTACATGGAAAGGGTGATTGGTGTTCCGTTCACATATTTTGTGAGAACAAATCTTGCAGGGCTTGACCATCCAGTGTATTGGAAGAAATATCCAGTGTTTGGGGGGTCTCCTGCCCCCGATAATGTTCCATTCCAACTGAATACGAATTCAATGTTTTGTTGTTTCCTTGCTTTGAACTCAAAAATATATGGTGCTGTGTATTGGTTTTTTGTCCTTAAATAAATCCTGTTAGTCCCATCACTGTTAACTCGCAGTATTCCCCCTGTTTCAGTTATGCTGCCTCCACCGCCACTAACAATCTGCCATTTATCGGGGTTGATAATGTTATCATCAAAATCATCTGCAAAACTAAATACACTGTCTATATTGCTATGTAGGGTTGCAGAAGCGTTTCCATAGTACATGAAAATTCCAGTTGTAGCATACGGATAGGGATAGTTAATCCAAAAATCAGCAGTGGTCCCCGAGGTGTAACTATGCCTATAACTGCAAATAGGTGTTCGGCCATCAGGGCCAGTGAATCTAACATCACTGAAATCAGTTTTCATCCCAGAAACATAATTGACAGTCAGTTTCACTGGAAAACTTGTAATACTATATTCCTCACTTCCCTTAATGATGTTTTGTCCTTTTCTTTTTGTCCATCCGTTTAACCAGACAGGTTTCAGTATTATACTTTCATAATTCATCCAAGGTTTGGGTAGTCTTATCCCTACCTTTCCAGCTGGGGCTGTTACATCTGTTTTAATTAGTGTTGCAATTCCCCTGGCATTCATAAGGTCAAATGATATATCCTCAGTTAAGGGGGAACTTGGCAAACTTGTTACAAGACTTTCATTTATTAGTTCACTTGTACCATTTGTGAGGATTCCTTCAAGTGTAATGGTTGCATAAAAATCTGTTGGAGGTGTGGTATTGTAACTTCTCGTCCATTTCAATTTGACATTATTCCACGCAAAATTTGAAAGGAGTGGTGGGGCAAAGGTGTATTTGAAGAATCCATCTTGCATCTCCTGGTTTTCAGGGTCTGGATGGTACACTGCCCCCATTTGGTCATTGTATATAAATTTGTCATGAGTTAATCCTTGTTGGATTAAATGTGAACCTGGTATTATTATCCGATTAGCTACCATTTTAACACGATCTCCTTCCAAATGCCCCTACACTGATAAATCCCATGTTGTTTAATGTTGCACGGTTGTACATCATTCTACTGTTGATTCCTAGGTATGTTTTCAAATTTTTCTCCAGTTTACCCATAACTTGATTATAGTAGCTTCCGGGCCGGTTCACACTCACCCTGCTAATATATCCCTCTTCCCGGGTTATGGAATGGGTAACTGTCTTGGTGCTATAATTCCCTGAAAGGGAATGCCCCGCTAACTTACTTACCATGTACTGTGCGGGGTTTAAAAGAGAGGTTCCTTTCAATATGATGGTGAAACTTGCCAAGGGGTAACTGTTCTGTTCTACGTGTCTTTTTGTTTCAATATCTGCATCTGTCTGATTGTTTATCTCAGTAGCATCCTCATAATCTTCCCATGCTCCGGGACCATAACGGGCAATACTATCAAGGTTTTCATACTTGCTAATACCTGTCCGGTCTTCATCTCCTTCTTTGTAATGATAATGCATTAAATGGCGGTTACGGATGGTTTCATAAGGAGCATAACTTTTATCTGTTACTCCTAAAACATTCACACCCTCAACAGCCTGTACTGGGCTTTGCAGGTTCATTTCTGGGGACATCATGAATATATCGGTTGCTCTTGTGCGGCCGTAATCCACCCAGGCCACATACTCTAATTTCTCAAGTATTTCATTTATGACCTCATAAGGGTAACTGGTTTCCTGTTCCACCTTCATTTTCTTATTTAGTGTTGATGGATAGGCTGTTAATCCTAGTAAATGAATTATACTGTTTTTCCGGAAACTGATCTGGTTTGTTGTAACATTTGGGTCCCTTACAACTATTTTAGACACATGGTATTCACTGGATGGGGCGTAACGGTCAAATGCTTTTTTCAATTCAAATTTCCCTAACTGTTCTATCCCATTTAGGGTGGGTTTTAATTGTCCAATAATGTTACTTGCCCCGGGTTTGCCTGTGAAAAGGATTGTATAGGTTTTTGCATTTGCAATTGTTTCCCCTGCCTTGTGCATGGTAACTTCAATATTGAATTGTACCCTTGTATCATTCCCACAGCTTTCTCCACTTGTAATATATTTCAGGCATAAAATGTCATCCTTGGCTGCATCAAAGGGTCTGTCTGGGGTATCCCATAATGTCATATAGTAATTGCCGTTTGAGACCACTCCACAGCCATCGTAACTCAATGGGTCATAACCTATACGGAGGCCTTTACTTGGACTGTATGCCTTGTTAAACCCATTATTCGCAATTACACCATTACAATCATCCGGGTTGGTGAAATCTAAATTAAGTGTGTAAGGGTACAGTATCCCATAATTTAAGGGACCATATTCACAGGTTTCACTGCAATGCCTGATACTTTCCAGGGCAGATCCGAATTGGACCACGGGGAATGTATAGGTATCATCTCCACTGGGTGCAATTCCAATATAGTAGTTTGTATAGACTGGTTTCCGGTAGAAATCAACTACCCTATCCACCCCATGGATAGTTATTTGGGTGTTATCATCGTTTTCATCAATTCCAAGAACATACCCTCCAAACTTGACCCTTGTATCCTTCCAATCACTGCCAACTGAGATGTTGAGTATATCCATGAAATCAAAGACTTTCCGGCTGAAAATGTTAAGGTTAGGGTCGTTCCATTCCTCCCTGAGTGGTAGGGTTATGTCTGCACTGTTTAACTCCCCCATGCTGTTCTCGGTGAACTCTATTTCGCTCCAATCAAGCCGATATTTGCTTTGTCTGTGGTCGCTACTGTAATATTCAAGCCTGTACATTTGGAGGTAATCTACCCAGGCATCTAATCCATCCAATTCTATCTTGAAATCATGCCAACCCTCATTTAACTCAAGATAACCAAAATCAAGGTAACGGTAATGTTCACTGTACCCTGTGAGGGTGTTTATCTGTCCAACCAGTTTGTTGTCAATATAAAGTTTTACAAACTTGTTCCCATTAACAGGCTGCCGACTAGCCCGGATTAGAACCC